ACCTTCAGTAACTCTTCAAAGAAATGAGATAGCTGTTTGGGCAAGGGAACGTGGCGGAGACGGTGTGTCAAGAGGCTGGTGGACAAACACGAGTAACTGTGATTACGTAGAACTTCGAGGACACTGGTATAATACTGGTTGTTGGGGAATTTGCTATATAAGCAACAATTCTAGTAGTTCTGCTATATACAGTTATGACGAGCAACCTGACGCTACGTGGATATTAGAAGAAGTATTATAAATAAAAGAGAGACCCTTCGGGGTCTTTCTCATCCAAACAAAAGGAGGTTCTTATGGGACCATTGATTACAGTATTAGCCCCAATCATGGGCGACTTAGTTAAAAGACTTATCCCAGATGGAGATAAGCGACTAGATGTAGAAAGAGAAATTAAACTTGGACTACTAGAACACACAGACAGTTTAGAAGCATTACGTGGACAGATTGTTTTAGAAGAAGCAAAGTCAACTAACTGGCTAACCGCTTCGTGGAGACCTTTGTTGATGATGGTTATCATCGCAATAGTTGCTCTTAATTATTTAATTTTCCCTGTAGCAAATATGTTCATGGGAACAGCATACGCTATTGACTTGCCAATCGAACTATGGAACTTACTACAAATTGGTGTAGGTGGTTACATTGTTGGACGCTCTGGTGAGAAGATGGTAGACAAGTGGAAACAATGAAATTTAGTAACTTAAAATTATCAAACATATTCAAGAAGAAGCCAACATTAAAAAGAGGCTATCTATCTGAAAACTTTAAAGAATCTGAGTTTGCTTGTAAAGGCAAAGGAACACTACCGGCACAAGGTATAGACCCAAAGCTACTAAAACTACTAGAATCTATTAGAGCGCACTTCGATGCACCTATAAAGATTAACAGTGGTTACAGAAGCCCAGAGCATAACGCTAAAGTAGGTGGTGCTAAGAACTCTTACCATGTAAAAGGTATGGCGGCAGACATAGTGGTTAAAGGAGTACCCGCAAGTAAGGTGTACAACTACTTAAACACACACCATGACGGTGGTGTAGGTCGCTATAAAAGATTCACACATGTTGATGTCAGAGATGGCAAAGCAAGATGGCAGGGGTAACTTATTGTAAAATAATAAATAGGGTCCCCTTATGATATAGCACAGGAGACAGACTCTCAAGTGTCTGGCAGTCTCTAATGAGTGAGGGAGGACTAGTTTCCTCTCTCTCTTAAAATTAAGGACAAAAAATAGGGTCCCCTTATGACCCCCGACCCACCCTATATTATATTTAAATATATTTTAAGATACTATTGTGTATAGTGTTTTTAATTATAATTAATTAAACAATAACAACAAAAGGAGGCTTTAATGGCTCTAATCAAGACTGCGGCTAATACGCAGAAGCGTGGTGTCGAGACTCCTAGTGCTTCGTATTTATCGCTGAAGCCACTATGGAAGAAAGCTCGTGCTGTTCTTCAAGGTGAAGCTCATGCTAAAGCTCACGACGAATACATTGAACACGACTATTCTAATTTACTATTACCTTTTAGTCCTAGTATGTCACAAGCACAATACGACTTTTATAAGTCAGAAGGTGAATTACCGGGCTTAACAACTCAGTATGCTCGTGTACTAATTAGTGCTTTATTAAGAAAACCATCACAACTAACTTTACCTGATGAGCTTCCTGATGAAGTGTATGATTGGATTACTAAAGATATTACCCTTGATGGTGCATCTCTATTTAACTTTTTAGATGCCGCTATTTGGGAAGAACTACAAACATCTCGTGCTTGGGTTTATATTGATAGACCTACTGTTTCTGATGCTGAATTAGAAATGATGACACCAGAAGAGAGAATGATGATTTCTCCTTACCCTGTGTTAATTAAAGCAGAGAATGTTATTAACGTACAAGTTAAAACACACCCCGTAACTCGTGTTAAAACACTATCACGTTGGACTACAAGATACATTACAGAAGAATACTCTGATGATAATCCTTGGCATCCTAACTATGTTGATACTGTTTGTGACCATTACCTTGATGAAGGTGGTTTCTTAGTATTAGATTACTACAAGAAGCGACATGGTTCACACGAAGTAGAATCACTGAACGGTGTTATACAACAAGAATACGAAGATTCTGCTGATGGCGGATTCGAATTATATGATACAGTTTATCCAATGAAGTTTGGTGAGCGCTTAGACAGAATTCCTGCTTTCCCTTTAAACGGACAGTTAGAGCCTGTTGAGCCAGTGCTAATGCCTTTGATAGACCGTGAAGTTGCTCTTTACAACAAAGTGTCTCGGCGTAATCACCTATTAATGGGTGCGGCTACTTACACTCCTGTTGTTCAATCAGATATGACTGATGAAGAGTTCGAAGAACTAGTAGGTGCAGGTTTAGGTACTTGGCTGCGAGTTCGTAAAGATGAGAGTATAAGCGTATTAGAAACACCTACTGGTGCATTATCAGACATGGACAGGGCTATTGAAGCTACTGTAACTGAGATGGCTAAGATGGGTATACGCATGTTATCTCCAGAGCAAGCCGCTTCAGGTGTTGCTTTAGAGATTCGTAATGCTTCTCAAACTGCTCAATTAGGAACAATGAATGCTAAGATATCTGGCACTATGCAAGAGATACTAGCCTTTATGATTAACTGGAAATACGATACTGATTACACAGGTAATGATATTGAATTCCAATTGTCTGCTGACTTTGCCGCTACTGTAGGTGGAGAAGGCTCTATGCGTCTAGTTTCAGAATGGTACCAAAGTGGTATTATTTCTAGAGACACGTTTATTAACATTGCTAAGTACAATGACTTCTTACCGGCTGATTATGACGATGAAGAAGCTGTTGCAATGATTCAAACAGACCCATTAACAAACACGCCTAGTGATGAAGACATCAATCTAGACGAAGAATAAATATTCTAGGTCACCCTTCGGGGTGGCCAACAACATCCACGAATTATAGTAATGGAGAAGATACTATGTCGATTAACGAAAAGATATTTGACAGGATAGTTGACCACAGTGGTGACGTCCGTCTATACGAAAACGGAGTGCAAAAGGGAAACCGCACTATTATCCGTAAACACAGATTTAATTTAAGAAACCTTTTAAGAGGGGATATTAGAGCTAATGTGAAACCTGAAGTAACTAGGTTTGCTAAAGAACTCCAATCTCACAATACTAAGAGCTTGTCAGAGTTCTCCAACTCTCAAAAGGTTTTCCACAAAAACAACTTGGACGCTGAACTTAATAAGTTCTATAGAGTACAAAAGCCTAAGAATAAAGCTTTAGTTGCTGAAATAACAGGTCCACAAATAAAAGGCTCACGCACACTAAAAGGTAATATGAAGAATATTGCGGCGGGTGAGCTAGTAAGAATACAAACAAGAGTACGTGGCGGTTTAGCTAAAGGCTTAACTCAAGATGAAATTATCAAAGATGTTATGAAGACAACTAAGATAACAGAACACCAAGCCCGTACCCTAACCAGAACATCTATTACAACTACACAAGTTAATGCTCTCAATCAAGTTATGGAAGCTAACAACGAGGTAGTTAAAGGCTATATGTTTACTGCTATACTAGATGGCAGAACCAGTGCTATATGTTCTTTTCACAATGGAAAAGTATATGATATCGATGACAGACGTTTTCAACCTCCATTACATTGGAACTGTCGTTCTACAATGGTTCCTGTTATTAAGAGTAAAGAAGAACTACAAGCAGTTCCTCCTAAAAACATTAAACCTAGAAATCTTAAAAAGATTAAAGGCACTCAACTTACAGGTGAGCCGACTAGGATTAAGACTTACTCGGAATGGTTAAGAAGACAAGGTACAGACATACACATTAAATTACTAGGTGGTGAAAGACAAGCTAAGTTATTCCAAAGAGGAAAGCTAGAAGCTAAAGAATTTGTTTCACCTATTGGTAAAGCGTTGTCTATACGAGGTCTTATGCGTAGAGCTAATACAACAGTAAATAGACCTACAGCTAAGAATGAAAGTAAAGTAACACTCGAATTTAGCAACCCGAAAGAGTTAATGGGTTCTAAGTCACA